ACGAGCATGGTCACCATAACCACTACGGGTATTAAAAGGTGCAATCATAACTACTGAACGTTTCATACTGCCTCCATGTAATATTTGGGTTGTGGTTTCCAATTATCAAAAGCACCATTCATAGAATCAATAAATCTCTGCCCCATAGCTTGTGATGTCATTAGATTATTTTTACAAAACTCTGTTCCCAACGAACCAAGTCTTTTTCTTTCTTCTCTACCCATGTCATATAGTTCTTTTAACTTTACAGCAGCATCTTCTGATTTACATCTATCATCAAAAATGTAAGGTGTCATTGGAGAACCTTGTAAAGATTTATTAGATGGATAAACAGGAAATACCCATTCACCATGTTCAGTATAAGTTGCGGTATGATTAGAACCTAACTCGATATAATCATCAGGTGTTAAGAACTCACCATCTTTCTTAAATCCACATTGGTCTTGTAGACCACCAGTAACATTTACAATAATTGGTGTTCCAACAGTAAGTGCTTCACAACTACCCAAACCAAACCCTTCATTACTAGCAAGATTGATATAAACGTCAGAAGAGTTAAATAATAAGTTCATCTCCGAATCATTAAAAGGTCTATTATCGACATCGTATGTAAAACAAATATCATATTCAGGACATAGGTGTTTATGAACTCTCGGCAAGTCCGTTCCATTTTCATCTATCGGAGCACAATGATAAATAAGAACACATTCTTCTCTTTGTTCAGGTGTTAATCCATCCATAAAATATTTATAAGCCAATAAAACATCACCTGGCATTTTTCTTCGAATGTTTCTATTACTGTAAAGTATTTTAAAGGTTTTATCGGACAAACCATATTTAGCATCAAAATCCAATAATGAAGTATCGTCATCTTCCACTTTATGAAATCTTCTATTTGATATACCATGTGGTACATAAGTTATCTGCCAGTCTTCATAATTAGGTAATAATCTTTTATTGATACCATAAGTTTGTTTTGATATTGCCATCAATAAATCACAACTCTTGTAATAGTTGGTATTGTATTGAGGATCTGGTAAGTCATCCCAAATATTGTAATAAAATATTGGAATATCTCTACGGATTTCTGATTCCATATTATAGAACCAAATCCAAAAACGAGGATCTGTGTAGTGAAGTATGGCATCTGGTTTTTCCATTTCTATAACTTGTCGAAGTATATCCTCATTTCCATACCCACTAACTGGATATATTCTAAGGTATCCATCTTTTATCCCAAAGTCTTTTTGAAGGCCTTCAGACATATCAACAATCTTACCCTCCTCTGGATGTTTTATAGCTCCACCAATTTGAACCCAATCGTATTCGTTCAATGTTTCAAACACAATATCTTTAGACACAGTAGCTATTCCACTATGCATCCTTAAGTCATCAGACATCAATAATATTTTTTTCTTACCCATTTATCAACTTCCTTGTGTCATCACCTTGATAATTTTTAGGAAAATATTTATTCAGAACATTTAATTTATCATCATATTCGGCGATAAATTCTAACTCTTTTTCTATAGTTTCCATGATATCAGCGTGTTCTGCCACACCAACTGAATTGTGTAATAGATTCTCAACATTAATACGATGTTTTTCTATGTGTGCCTCAAAATGTATTTTACTAGCTTTAATTAATTCTTCTCTCATCAGAATTGACTCCCACTTACATGAAGTTGGTCATAAGTTTCTATTTGTTCCTGAATAGTATTGTCATGTATGTATTGATGAATAGAACGATTGACTAACTTTTGTAAATTCATTGATGAGTTGACAGTTTTAAACTTAAATTGTTCATATAGTGATTTAAGTATTTTTACAGATGTCAACTTTGTTAAACTATCTCTTTTCATAACCGATTCCTTGTTTATAACTCGTATATATAAATATATGAATCAATTAATAACAAGGGTTTTTTTTCCAAATTTCTTAGCATAATTTATGGTTGATACAGAACCTGGTGATTCAACTCCTCTTGGAATAAATGCCACAACATACTCTGAATGAATGGCAATCTGTTTATTACGAGCAAAGAAGTTTTTAACACTATAAGGTTTACCATAATTCCTCTCATGTAGTGGACAATATAAATTATGTGCCTGATGTGCTGGTGGGTACTCTTCATATTGTAATCCCAATTCAAGAGCATACTTTTTAGCATAAAAATCAGCTCCTTTGGGACAACCACCACTCACGATGATGGTGTTGGGACCTTTCTCTTCTTTTAATTTAAAAATAAATTCTTTTATTTTCTTTCGGTTTTCGTATTCTCGACTACCGACAATTCCTACCTTTAAAGGATTTTCCCCCATTTACAATGCTCCGTATCATAAAATTCACAAAACTTACATACCTTACCTGGCTTCGCAGCGTAAGTTCTTTCTAATAGATATTTACCCTTATCATCAAACACACCTTTTCTAAACTCATCAAACTTAGTCATAACCTTATTAATACTTGGAACTCCGTTTGCTGGTTCAAACTTCTGTAGTCTTGTGATTAGAAAATCAGGATTTTTTGCTATCTTTCTTTTTAAGATCAGAAACATTACATCTATCTTATCCAACGAAACATCAAATAGTTCTGAGTAATATTTCTTATAAAGTAGTAATTGAGACTTCTTATTAAAATCCTTCTTCTGATAATCTGTCCAACCACGAGTAGCAGTTTTAAGGTCAATGATTACAACTCTACCAGATATTTTATTTCTTATTACAACATCCAAGTAACCCATCATGTCAACACCCTTTTGGATATTCTTTAGAATTGGAACTTCTACACCTATTAACTCCCAATTTTGTTTCATAAAGTATTTATTACGATACTTTCTGAAATGTTGTAAGATAGCAATACCATCTTGATAAAACTCCATCATCTCGTCTTGAGTACACGGTAATACATCTTTACTCTCTTTAATCTTAGTAAACTCTGAAACCATCTCGTCTTTTAATCTAGTCTCCATATTAAGTTTATCAGCCTCAACTATAGATTTATTATACATTACCGAAAGATACTCTTGAATTACAGTATGCATTGCTGTTCCGAAAAGAGTATGGATGTTACCAACAAAAGTCCCTAATTTATCTATATAACGAAGTTTCCATTTAAGGTTACAATCATTATAAGTGGTAAACTGACTATGTGAAATGTGAGCCACTATATAATCTCGTCAATCATTCCATATTCTAAACAAGTTTTAGCATCCCACATCAAATCGTGTTTTAGTATTTCGTTAAGTTTCTTCATCGGTATCTTTGTGTATTCTTTATAGATGTTCTTGATATTCTTCATCATCAAATCTAAATTTTGTTTTTCATCTTCAAAATTTGAATATGTTCCCCAAAATGTAGTAGATAATTGATGAACCAACATATAAGAATTCCTACTCATATATCTTTTCTTACCAACCACTGTTAAGAATGTCGCAGCACTAGCAGAAAAACCATCAACGTATGTCTCAACAGGAACTTTACACCTCAATATCGTATCCATAGAAGCAATACCACTGACTATAGTTCCACCACCTGAATTGATGAATATCTTTACTGACGGTGGTAATATACCAAGAGTTTTAGATAATGTCAAGCTTTTACTTTCTAATTCACCAATTTTTTTATTTAACTCTACACAAGAGTTTCTATTGACGCCAGAGTAAAAGTATATCTTGTTATCTTGTACCGATATGTGTTTTTCACCAGTAGAAGCATCAGCTTTTCTTGGTTGTTTTTTCTTTTGTTTTTCTCCCCAATGTCTTTCCATTATTTACCCCATTTACCATTTTTAACGATTGTTGCCATAATACCATAGTTGGATACATCTAAGTAAGCATCTTCCATAGGTTCACCTGGTACTGCATTGTCTCTACCACTCATTAGTAAAGTCTTGAGTCTTTGTATTTTATCATTCATTCTGAACCAAAGACCTGTTAGTGATAGATGTACCTCTTCATCAGTTTGTAACATAGTACCAACTGAAATATTACCAGGACCATAGTCGTGTTGTTTTTTAAGAAATAACTCGTATTGTTGTCTTTGCAACCTTTTGAACTCCTTAGTCATAATTGGCCATTCTTTTTCCATTTGTTCTACAACTGGATGTATATCTTTTTCAACACCCAATTCTGTTTCTTTTATTTCCATTTTATACCTTTATTACATTTGTTAATTGTATTAAAATAATTGATATCGCTAACAATAAACTAATTATTGTTTTAAGAGTTGGTATTTCTCCTATCAATGACCAAGCTAATAAACCAAATACGATTGTGCTAATACCAAATCCGGCTAATCTCATATTCCAAAAAGCACCAAAATATTCAAAAGACCATTTTGTACTATAAAAAAATAATGGTGCTATAATTAAACTTGTGGCGTACATCCACCATACGGACTGTAACCATTGTTTATTCCACACAACCCATCCTTGTAATTGAAAAAAAGCAACTATTGAACCAATTATTTGAGCTATAACTGACATCCATAACTTATTCATTTAACACCCATCTTTTTTATTTCCTTTTCTGTTTTACCATATTTTGTAAGTAAAGATTTAAGTTCATTTTTAGTCATCAGTTTATAATATTCACCTGCTTGTATTTTACTAACCTCAAAATATTCTTGAATGAAAGGAACAACCTTTTCGTTAACCTTTGTTTTCTTACCACTAAGATACCTTAGAAAAGTTTTTTTATTTGGAAGTAAAGAACAATAGAACTTGTAGACAGCAGAATGTGGCATTACTTCGATTGTTAATTTTTGAAAGTGATTAACAATTGGTAGATAATCATTATTCATACTTAAATAACGATTTACCATAAACGGACTAAACTTCTTTTGTTCTTCTTCTGAAAAACTATTCCAAGGTCTTTTCTTAGTGAATAGTTCGTCTATCCACTTAAATAAGTTCATCTAATTCCTGTAGTGGTAACATCTCTCCACAATTTCCACAGTTGAAAACTTGGATTGGTGCAATAACTTCTTTACCAGTAGGTGAGACAATAGCTGATATTTTCTTGATGACGTATGCCTGTATAAAAACAGGATTTTCACACTTTTGACATTTCATCGTATCAGCATCACTCAAGTCAATCTGAACTTGTTGTTTAGGAAGTGGTTTCATTGGTTTCATACTCATTGTAATCTCCTCAATATATTAGATATAGTGGCAATAAAGTTTATCTCTTTATCCACCACCAACACATCTTGATAAGAACCATTTGATATATCTACTACAATCTCTGGCAATTTCTCCACAGAAATATTCTCTACCTCATCATATAAAAAACGATACAGTTCTGTATAATCTGTAAAGTTACTATCAGCCACAAACTTACGAATAGTTCTCAAATCAACACCTTGTTTTATCATATCTAAGAACTGAAGTTTGAATTCATTATGTAACATACCATCTTTGTCTATCTTTAGCTGACCATCAATCGCTTGTCTCTGTAAGTCATTGATAACTTTTCTCAAGTCAGGATAACCAGCAGTTACCACAAGAGCCAAGTCATCTAAATCAAAAGAGATATTCTCTTCTTCTAAAATATACTTAGCGTGAACAGCAACATCTTTCTTTGATGGTGGAATAATCTTATAGGTCTGACATCTACTTTGTATCGGGTCAATAATCTTCTCGACATAATTACAAGTCAAAATAAATCGACAATGTTGTGAGAATGTCTCCATAAGATTACGAAGAGCCGGTTGGGCTGAGTTAACATTAAGATAATCAGCCTCATCCAAGATTACGATTTTATTTGGTTTGAAACCAACAGAAGAAGCAAAGTTCTTAAGTTTATCTCTAACCAAGTCTATGTTTCGTTCATCCGAAGCGTTAATATAGAGATAGTCACATTCAATAGCATTTACGATAATCTTGGCAAGGGTTGTTTTACCCCCACCGGCTCTACCATACAATAATAGGTGTGGAACGTTTTGTTCCTCTATGAACCTCTCGACTTTTGTCTTGAGAGTTTCATTACCAACATATGTATCTAATGTCGATGGACGATATCGTTCCACCCATAATCCATGTGAACTCATACTATACCTGTTGTGATACTAAGTAATATTTAACAGAAAAGTCATCTATCTTAAACTCAATATGAGCAAGACCACCTGAACTTACTTGAAGAACTGCCTTAGAACATTCTTTGTTCGCATTTAGAACTTCCTTAAATAAGTTAGCGTTGAAGACGATTGGTTCAGTTAGTTTTACAGCACCACTCTGAACTTTGATACTGATACGATTTGAGTTGATGTCACTAAAACCGATGACGAACTCTACACCACCATCTGTTGGTTGTATAGAAAAATGTTCTACATCGGATAAAGCACCTTTACCACGAATAAAAGAATTGATGAACTGAGAATCGATATTGATAAGAGTATCAAACTCAGGTATGTTCTTTAGTTCTGGCACATCAGGAATTACACCAAGAGCAGCAAGAACATAACTTACAGATATTTTACCATCTGAAAATCCAAATGCTACAGGTTGTGATTCATCTGCTGGTGACTTGATTACATTGAAATCAATCTTATCAGCAAGAGTTCCTAACATTTTAGAAAGAAGTGGTGTGTCATAAACACCTACCTCAAAGTTTGGAAGTGATTGTTTACTAAGTGATAATTCACCCAAAAGACTTTTGTCTGGTGATATAAAACGAGTAGAAAGTGTATCGCCATTTGACTCCCACTTTACTGAATTTATACTACCACCAAGATTGTATTTTTGGATAAATGTATCTAATGTGATTTTATTCATTATTGTTATTCTCCATATTAATATATTAATTTACTAACTATTTGACTAAAAGTCAAGTTAAAAAAACTTTTCAATTGTATTTTTCTTTTCTACTGGCATATCCCAAGACATAGCATCATAAAACATCTTTATCTTTTTACTAAGAGCTTTATCAAATAATTTATCTCGGTCAATATATTGATTGATGAAATCTATAATTTGTTTAGGATCATCATAACCTTTGTAAGCCAGACCATCAATATTATAAGGATTTTGTTTTAGATAAACCCAACGAACCTTATTACCATTTGAAATAGGTTCGTGGTTAGTAACCTTGAAATGTCTAAGTAAGTCATTATAAATAACAGAAGCTTTGGTGTGAACTGGTGCTCCTTTCTTCATTGATGTAAACATTGTCTTACTCTGAAATCCATTTTTTGATTTATCAATGTATTTATTCATACCTTTAACACCTGTTGGAAGAGCAATCTTATCTAACTCCTCATCCTTTAGATTATTTTTAAAATTTAGAATAAACTCATCAATCTTTTCTTTTGGAACTTTGGCAAGGATAGCTTTTAGAACCTTAGTCATGAAGTCACGAAATGCTGGTGGAAATGAACTACGAACAATATCTAAACCTTTAACATCAAGTTTCTCTACTTCCAAACCACCATCGTTGATAATCCATTGACCATATCTTTTCTTGGTAACCCAAAAAGCAGATTTAGCAATCATCTCTTGTTTAATCTCAAAACGATGGTCGCCTCTGATATTTAAAAACTTACTACTGAAGTAATTGTAAGATTTATTAATATAGTCTTGAACCTCACCAGCAATCTTAAGGATTTGTTCTGTCATAAACTTATCATCTTCGACATCAGCATTCGGAAACCTATTCTTAACAAGTGGTAGAGCAGAGTAGAAAACTGAGTCTGTATCTGTGTAAATACAATAATCTTCCTTCGTGTTTAGTATCTTATTATAGTAACTATTAGCAATCGTTTCTGTAAATTGAATCAATTTCTGACCTGTTGTTGTCGTACCTTCAGCGTTGTCAATATCATAAAACCTAAATACTGTCAATCCTAAAACTCCGTACAAACTATTTAGAAGAATTTTCTGTACCAATTGTCGTCTGTCAAAATAACCGTGTAGTTCGTCATTCCCTTCTTCACCATACTTCTTTGCCAGTTTTCTATACTCTACTCTTTCGTTAAACCACTTCTCAAGTATTGCTGGTATAACACCCTTTTGTTTGAGGTCATACAAAACACCATTTGATGAAATGGATACTTCATTCTTGTTAAAGAAATCTTTAAGTTGTCCACTCGTAAAGGTTCTGATTGTCTTACCACCCTTATCTACAGAATAGTGTTTCTCTTCACCTTTAATAAATTCTTCCGCATCCCAACCATTTATCTTACCTATTTTAGTTTCTGGCGACATATTCAAAGACATAATGATACTTGGATACATAGATGTTAAGTCTAAATCAAATACCCAATCATAACGACCTGGTATTGGTGATTTAACATACGCACCACTAAATCTACCCTCCGAACCGTCATATGTCACATTAGCTCCTTTACTCGGAGCAACTAAACCTAAACTACGAAGATATACTAACATAGCACCCTCAATGTATCGAGAACTAAAGTAAACCTCTTCGTAAGGTATCCTACCCAAGTGAGATACAGCTCTAGCTAAATCCAAAAATTTAAACTTTTGGTCAAGTGCCTTAACTATCTCAACATCGTTTAGGTTGTATTCAATAAACTTATCAATGTCATCTCTGTATAAATCATCTAATGTACCTTCATACTCGACCTTACCTAACCCTACCTCTATTGTTCCGATATGGTCTAAACGATAACTTGATTGTTGTGTATATGTAAATTTTCTGTATAAATCCATATAATCTAAAGAACTAACACCAGCAATTCTATACATCTTTTTGTTTGGATTATATTTAACGATTTGTATTGGTGATAGAGCATTAGCAAACTCCTCACCTAAAACTTTTGAAAGACGATTATATAAATAAGGAATATCAAAGCCATTAGTGTTCCAACCAGTAACACAAGTCGGTTGAACCTTTATCCAATATCTTAAAAACTCTTTGAGTAACTCTGACTCTGTAGAATAAAAACGAATGTCTACTTCGTCTTTGATATTGTTTTGTCCCTCTCCTAAAACATAAACACGATACTTTCCATCGTGTTTGGTATACATAGCAACCGAGGTAACTTTGTTTTGTGCTTTAGATGGTTCAGGAAAACCATCGGTAACTTCTACCTCGATATCAAAAAATAATTCTCTGTGGTTTTTAGATGGTTCATCAGAGTCTTCGTACCTATCCAAAAGGATACGAGTTTCTAATGGAACATCAGACTCGAACACACGACCAGTCTTAAAATCTTCCTCTGTCCAATATGTGACTTTCTTAAGTTTGTCTCCATAGATAGAGCGATATGTGCCACTTCCATCTCGAACATAGGCGTAATTCTTAAATATAAAATTTTGATAACCAGCTACATCATCCCAAAGATGAACTTCTACTTGATTACCACCTCTTTTTTCACACCAAATATTTTGATACATTTAGATTATAAAATCCCCATTTTCGATATGTAAATATAATAATAAAACCATATATAAGTCAAGTGTTTTTTAATCCATTAAAAAAATTTCTTGTGAATCTATCAATGTGTTTTCTATACTCCAATACAATCTCATTTCACTACCAGAGCCTTTATTTTGCATAACCTGTGTTGGACTTAATAAGTTATAAAAATATCCTAGACTATCAACTATTGAATATCTATTAGTAGTCCATCTCAATGTGTCTACATTTATATTCATTGTATCTCTGTTACCAAAGTTATCATACCATATTGCTTTGGTTCTACTATTAGACAATAATCTGTAATGTCCACTTGAGTCATCTTCATCCCAATACATATTACTCCACCAATGCACTACTAATCTTTCTAAAGGTATGCTATCTTCGGAATGTAAATGTCCCCATATTGGTGTTGACGTAATCCATGTGTTATCTAATATTTCTATTCTAGGAACTCTTAGCATTGTAACTATAATATTTGATTTATTTTGCTCTTCAATCCTATCATCACATCCAAATAATAATAATAAAAATAATAACTTTTTCATTTAAATACCTTTGATAAAAAGGGGGATATATTTCAATCCCCCTAAATTTATCGTTTTAGAAATTAACAGAAAGTCCTAAGTTAAAATGTCTTGGTGTTCCCAAGAATACTTCAGCATTATGAGCAAGGTGAAGTTTATCACCGTAGCCATTGTACTTACTGTTATCAACAGCATCTTGAACATATATATCGTCAAGTGCATTAAATACATGACCTGAAAGAGTCAAGTCAAGACCAGCAATTTCTGGTAGTTTGTAAGATAGATGTAAATCTAACTTACCATAAGATGGAGATTTCCACACTTGTGCTCTGTCAGCATCACCATCAACCTCACGAGAATCAGGACTCCAATCAGCATAGTGGTTATCATACCATCTATAAAGACCTTGTACTCTTAATCCATCAATAGGTTTAACAGTTAATCCACCAACATAAGAAGTTTGTGGCATGTCTCCAACTTTGAGATTATTAAGAGCATATTCATACTCTGTAGAAGTCTGACCTATAATCTGACCTTCTTCATTGTATTCCATCTCTTGATAATCACCTTTGGCATCACCATCAAAATACCAATCACCTATACTCACAGCTACATCTAAATCAACCATTTCGTGAAGAGCAATCTTAGATTCAACCTCTACACCAGAGTGTGATTGATTTACACCTGTAAGATAAATGATGTCTGTGTCGCCAGAATCACCTTGACCTGTGGTTACAGATTTGGTAAGGTTTCTATCATTCCATTTGGTATTATAATAACTACCTTTGATAGCAACCGATTCACTTCTGTATTCCCCACCGATTTCAGTAGA